TGCTTGAGCTATCTGTATACCAATCTTGAACTATTCTATTTATATTTAGGGTAATTACATTGCATGAACCAGTCATAACACCTGTCATTCCTGTAGTAGAACTAAAAGTATTATCATTAATTTCATTCAGGACTCTGCAACATGATGCAAGCGATGTAGGATTATCGCTGTTATAACAAAAGAAGCTTCCTCCTTTAGACCATTCTTCCGCACATAGTTCTTTATAGTCTAAATCAAGATATTCTTTATTATTATGTACTAGCGCAGCAGTGGACACAGGAAAAGTAAGAGGTTTAATTAATCTTAATTCTCTGTGTAGTTTCATAAACATTCTTTGAAGAGTGTCTATTGCTTTCCATTCAGGTTTAGTACCATCAGGATAATAAAATTCTCCAAATAAAGCTTTAAAATACTCTTTATCATAATAAGAAACATTAGTAAAAGGTGAATTATAACTTCTATTACCTGCTGGTTGATTAACACCATAGATAAATTGTTTCATTCCTTTTTTAATAAAATATTTTATAGTATGTAGTTCTGTATGACTATTAGTAATTACTACATCTAATTTATCAAACCATCTATTACCAAATTCTTTGATAACATAATAATTTAACACTATAAAATAATCGCCTAAAGCAACAGCTCCCTTTACTTGTGAAGACAAAAGAAATACTAAATTAGTTACTTGCCCACTAAAAGATTGTATATCATTAGGAGCTGAGGGTGTTACACCATCAATATTGCCCACACCCTCAAGCATCAAAGGATATAGAGTTGCCGCCATACAATATGGTTTTAATACTGGAGTAGAAGCTTCATCATGAGTATAAATAATATGATTCTCTAAATCTTCTATATACTGTTTAGCTACCTCAGGAAATAACTTATTAAGCTTATCTTTCATTCTTTGCCTTTGAATGATTCTATTGGTAGTTTTATATACTTCTCCTTCAAGATTGGCTACATTCTTCATAGATACATTAGAGTTAGCATCAGTCTCAGATGAAGAAGCAGCATTATCAGAAGAATTAGAGTATCTTTCCATATAATCTATTCTTTCTTTGATAAATCTGGTTTCATTATGCTTTTCTCTATAAATAATATAAGCTTTGGCTACATTATGAGGAGCATACTCCATTAAAATATCAATAACAGCATCTTGAATATCTTCTACGGTGACTATTAATTCTTTTTGGGCAGAGCTATCTAAATTATTAGATAAAAGCAAAGCTATATTATTTAATGTGTGTAGTGTGCCTTCTTCTATTTCTTTATTACATGCTTTATATGCGGCTTTAACTGCTTTTACAATCTTGTTAGTATCAAATGTTTCTATTGATTTATCTCTTTTTAATACTCTCATATTTTATCACTTAATTCATTGGGTTTTATCAAATCTATACCATCAGGAACTACCGGTTTTTCATCTAAATATCTTCTCAATTGTTTACCTATCTCAAATGGATGTCTTAATGTTACTCCATTAGGTGTTACCAGTTCTCCTTCACTCTGAGTTTTATTAAAATTCCATACAAGAGGATTAAGAGTTTTTCTGTTTATAACTATAAATTTATAATCAGCTAATTTAAAGTCTTTAAAATAGTCATCTTTATCCATATTGTCTCTTATAATCTTCCAATATAGCCTACTTTGAATGTCATATTTCCAATCTATAAAACTTTTATAAAAATTATACTCAGGCTTAGAACTAGTCTTTAAATCTACAGGAACTACTATCTTTTCTTTATGAAAAGTTATAAGTAAATCTGCCATACATCTATAATCAACATTATCAAAAGTAGCTTTAAATTTAAGTTGATATAGTCTTTCTATATTCTTATCAAATAAATCTTCCTCAAAGTAGAATCTAGTAGAAGGAGCAGATTTTAATCTATCAACACAATTAAGAGCATCTTGATAAGATAAAGTGCTTACTATAGTCCTATCATTAGCTAAATAAAGTAAAGCATAGTATCCTGAGCAATCTTCTTTTATTTTCTTTACTCTAGTTTTAGGTAGCCAGTGATTATTCCATTGTATATCAGCAATAGTATCTATTACATAATCCTCAGGAATATCAGGTAAAGAATGATAAGTATCTTTCCATTTATTAAACAGTGTTTTAGTGATGTTAATAAGAGCATCTGAAAGATTATTATCTAACTGAGCTACCATAAATCTTTCATCAAACTCTTCCTGAGTACCTGTAATTAAAGTATCTACCATACTACCAAAAGTTAATGAAGGAGATTCTATTTTATCAAATAGTTTAGGTAATCCTTCAAAACCTTCTCTTTCAAACCTAGCTAATGTAGAATAGCTTAGAGCTGGGTCAGCCCTGTATTCTTCTTCTGTAACTAACCATGAAATATCTTTTAAACTTTTCATATAATATAATCAAAATCATCAGATGTTATATCATCTACTACATAAGGAGATATTTCCTCTCTTAACTCTATTAAAGTAGCTATATAGTTATCAATATTCACATCTTTTGATTGTTTCGCTTTGTTAGCTTTATAAATATCTGATTCAACAATTTCAAGAATGTCTTTAAATTTTCTTTCTTCTAAATACTTCGCAGATAACTTCCTATCTTTTTCTGGAAGATCTAAAAGTAATTTTTCTATTTTTTGCAGTGTTTTCTTTTTCATCCTATTTTAATTTAAAACGGGACAAAAGTAATATTTTATTTTGAATTCTGCAACTCATTTAATAGAAATTTTAAATCTTTTATAGTATATACTACTGCATAACATAAATTTTCTCCTGTTTTAGTATGTATATCTTCTAATAAATCTCTAAACATTCTTATTTTATAAGGAACAGCATCATTCTTAAAACCTTTTACTTCAAGAATAACTTTAGTATTTTCCAAAGTGAATATAAAATCAGGAGTATAATGAACAGCAGTAGGTTTTCTAGTAATTCTTTTAAAGCTTTTACCATATCTATCATAGAATGGGACAGAGAAATTTTCCCTGTCCCAAATAGTAAATCTTTCAGCTTCATACTTAGGAGTTATACCTATAGATAAAAGATATTTATAAATAGCTCTTTCTTGTTTACTTCTAAAAGATATACCATCTAAAGTACATTCTGTAGCATTTTTAATTTTTTTATTTTCTGCCATCCTTAAACATTTCTCTAAGGTCATCTTTAAGAATAGAACATACTATTTTAGCATCTTCTATAGTTCTAAATGCAGCAAAGTTTTTATAATTCTTAATATGAGCTTTATTTATTTCTTGAATAGTTCCATTACCTGAAGATATAACATAAATCTTTTCACTATTACTAATATCATCTTTATATTTTCTATCCAGTAATATTGCTAATTCTCTTGCTACAATACTAAATGCAGCCCAAGGATTGAAATATTTTATACTCAACAAAACATCCTTTACTTGTCTTACAGGAAGATTATATTTTTCTGCTAAGCTTTCTATAGCATCAAATCTAGTAAGACTGTTTATTTCATCTACTGAGGTAGTATTAGGATGATTGTCATTTATAGCATCAAATATTTGAGTAAGCAAATCTCCTATACTTCCTTTTCCTTTAATAATAATCACTTTTTTAGAATCATTCTTCATATTAATTATAATTAAATATTAAACTTGTCTATCAGTAATACATTTCATAGCTATCTCAAGAAGTTTATCTGAAATAGTATCTTTATTAATTCCTGGAATTTCTGGAATTTTAATTTTATAAGCAGAGTCTTCCTCAGTTCCCATTAATCCCTCATAGATAACTTTAGTTACATACCCACAATCAAAACCATCATCAGCTTTAAAAGGGATAATATGTCCATCTTCATTAAACTCAGCTTTATCTATAGGAAGATAAGCACAAGATCTAAGCTTGCCGTAATTTTCGACATACAATTTGTTACCTTAGAGGCTTTTTATCCTCTAATTCTTATAGTTTCCTATAAGTTCGGCATATATCTTCTCCTTCAACTTAATGGTCAGGAGTGGACACTCTTGGCAGTATTATATTTATTCAACTGCTATGCTCTACACTACTTACTAACCTTTCGCAATTTAGTAAGTTAGCACGGTATTTTCATATTAATTTTGGAATATATTTCTTTCTTAGAACTTTTGTAAGTCCTCTAAATACTTTTGAAGTAGTACCTCTATATAAGTTAAGCCAGTCATCACACTCATCCATAGAATTAAACTCTTTTACAAAGTTATCATTTAAATCATAAAGAGCTACCCTTTTTCTATTAGGATTACTAAGTCTTATTTTAACTTTTTGACTTTCACTTATTATATTGGTATTATTTTCTTTGCGAGCTTTGGCTACTTTAGCCATAGCTTCGCACTTTCTTTTATAAATCTCTTCTGCTGGATTCCACACTTTCTCTTCATAAGAAGGATAGTACTTCTTATTTAAAGACTTAATTGGATGATTTATAGCCCAATTAGTCCTTCTTTTAGAAAGTCCTAAAAATCTATCACAAGCTACTGAAGAAGGAAATACATATAACAATACGCCATTTATATCATACAAATAAACTTTTTTCTTTGTAGGAGAAGTTAGCATATATTTTAATTTATCTTCTTCTGTATAAACCCTTCCTTTGTGCCCTCTAAAAGAACTTTCAGTATCTATTGTGCAATTAGCACCATTCTTATAGGTATCATAATATTCTATCCAATACCTTTCTCTTTCTCTTATTTCAGAAATAGAGGAGTCATTCATGTGTTCTAATATAGAAAATCTAAATCCTTCTATACCATATTTATTATATATGTTTAAAAGAACCCTATTTCCTATACCTCTTTTGAAACCACCTAAATGTGCTCTCCATCTTTCTTGAAAATTAGTAGTTGTGGAACCAACATATTTAATATCAGTGTCTTTATGTGTTATAATATAAACACCTTTATCTTTGAGATTAACCTCATTTGTAAAATCTTTTACCATATCTATCTAAAATTTTCGACAAATATAGTAAAATTATTTTATATACCCAAATTTTTAACTTAGAATTTACCGTTTTTGCCCAGTTTAATATACATTTCTGTATAAAAGCCCTATATATTAAGGCACGGCAGTCACGTCAGCAGGATTAACTAAAACTACTAATCCTTGTGTACCATAATAATTCTTTTCTAACCATCCTGCTCCTCCACAGTGCAATCCAGTACTGCACGAGTTAGAAGAATCAGGGTCACAGTTTTCTCTTGGCATAGTAACTACTTCACCTATTTTAATTCTAGTAGAGTGACTGTGTCTATCAGTATAAATTTGTTCTCCATTTTCTACTTTAAGTAAATCTGCATTTCTATAAGCTACAAAGAACCCACATCTTGATATTTTAAGACCCCATTTATTAAGAAACCAATATAGATTCTTTCTACACTCTTCACTAGGATTTAATGACATTAAAGTCCAAAAGTTTTTATAAGTATCTAATAATACTTCATCATTATTTTTTTCTGCTTTTAAAACAGCTTTAATTAATTCTGTAGGCATTGATAACTGAGATACTTCATCCCAATATACCGCTTCTCCATATTTATTTAATATATTAGATTCCTCAACTTCATTAATGAAATTAACAGCTTCTTTATACTGTTGCTGCTTTGCAGAATATTCAGGGCATATTAAAGAATAAACCTCTTCCTCGGTTTCTGCATTAATAATTTTAGTATAAAGCTCTTTTGAAACATTATTATTTTCACAATATGTTCCATCTTCAAATAGAGCAATAACTTTATCTTCTATTCTAATTATTTTGTGCATAATATAGATAATAATTTATTATTTTTAATATCTTTATAAGTAGTATAATTTATTCTAAAAGTCTTTTGTTTCATTATAACTGCTGCTATAAGAAGATCGCCAGAAAAACGGCATTCTTCTTTTACTAATGTGTAAGCTCTTCTATAAATACTTAAATATTCTTTAAATTTAGTACACATCTCTTCAGTATAACTATCTATAGGTATATTATCACTACAAGCAACTTTAACATAGTCATCTACCTGACAATATGTAGAATAAATAGTTCTTATTTTAAGAAATTCTTTGGATAAGTTTTTTGGAATAATGTTTAAAAGATTACGAAAAAACCCTTCACTATCATTTAATACTATGGTGTTATATACAGTTTTAGCTAAAGATAATGTAGGGTCTTTATATAATAGCCAGTCTGTATCTACTAAATATGTAGGATTAAGCTTCCTTATACGGGCTACTACTTCTTTTTTAGCTTGAATATATATGTATCCTTTAAATTTAGCTATTGTATAAAAAAATGATTGTCTATCTCCAATTTCTGTTAGTATTATTCCCTTATGTAAAGATTGTAAATAATTTAAAGCCTCTAAAAAAGTTTTATAATATCTTCTTTCTCTATAATTATAACTACAATTATAAAGGATGGTTTCTTTTAAAGGAGATACCTTATTATCAGATTTTAATCTTTTTTTAAATTCTATAAAATCTTTATCAGTAGTTAAATCTAAATAATCAGCTCTTTTATTAATAGACTCATAGATAGCTATAGATATTTCTTCTGCAACTTGTTTATTTAAAGAAATAAAACATGAATAAGAGGATTTCATTGCTAATAGAAAATTCTTTAAGCTTATACCACTCATTATGCTACAACTAATATAGTTTTCTTTTACAAAGGATTTAACAGTTTCAGTAAATTTAGCTCCTTCATTTAATATAAGAAACCTAGGAGAATCAAGACGTTCATATTTACTAGCATCCCAAGGCCTTCTTTTAAGATAAAAATTACTTCTATATAACAGTCCTTTATAATTAGGTATATCTCTTCTAAATATTGCTGCTAAAAATTGTATATACTCACTATAGTCTTTTCCTTTATAAGTAATATTTATATTAGGAATTGTGCATAATTGTATTTTATACCCATCACAATCTACTATACTATCGGTAATAGGATCATATTGAGCACTTTCTGAAATACATCTATAATACTCTAGTATATCATCAAAATCTTTATTAAACTTTTGTATTATATAAGAATTTATTTCTTCTTCTGCTTCTTTAATTCTTGTATTAATAATGTCTTTTGTTTCAGGAGTATATATAATACTTTCTCTATTGGGAGTAATATTTAATTCTCCTATATTAAACTTAATTACAATACCAGTATTTTCAATTCTATTTAAGAAGTTACGAGAGTCATCTGTAAGATTATAGTAGTTACAAGGATACAGAACATTTCCTAATAATATTTTATTTCTAACTCTTAATGATGATGCTGCAAAATTATTAAAAACCTTAATTTTGGAATTATTTATTTCATCAGCGTTATAACATCCTTGAATATAAACATTAGGAAAAAATACTATATAAGATAAAGCTTCAATATAAGGATGAAAATCATAAATATTTTTAATAGAAATTTCTACTCCATTCTTTTCATCAGTAAGCTTCTCCATTAAAAGATTAGTAGTAATGCTATTACCACTCTTACACATTACATAATAATAAGCTGTACCATTATAATATGAAGTAATATATACTGTATTGCTGCAAGCTAAGCTGGCAAACCTGCCTATCCCGAAGCCCCCTATATAATCATTACTTTCTCTTTTAGTACTACTACCTATGTTACAAAATATATCTTTAAATCTTTCAGGAGATAATCCTACACCATAATCTCTAATAGTGATACTTTTATTTTCTGTGTTAAATTTGATAATTACTGGTACATTAGTATTACCTGCTTCTACATGAGAATCCCAAGCATTACTAACTATTTCTCTAATAAAAGATTGTTCAGGGTCAGAATAAAGATTGGAAGAGAGAAGAGTAGTTATATACTCTAAGTTTTTTGGATCTATTGAAGTTTTAAATTCTTTTACATTTCCTAATACTTCAACATCTCCTTGTACACTATTTACTATCATATTACATAGAAATAAAAAGGTAGACAGGATTTAACCTGCCTACCATAAATAATTACTTACTTAAAATACTATCTACCTCAGATTTAAGAAGAATTTTCTTCTTATAAAGAACATCAATTAATTTGTTTATAGGTGAAGTAGTTTGTATTTTAGTTGTATTTTTTACTTTAATAGCTTTATTTATAACAGCCATTAATTGTTCACTACTACAATTAGTATAATTCTTACCATAAGTAGCTTTTACTTCCTCTTTCAAATTAAGAGAAGCAATGTCATTATAAATTTGATTTCTATTCATTTGAATAATTTTAAAATAGTTTGTTTGAATAATTCTTTATTATTTAAAGCTTTATACATATCAGACACATCTTTTGCCCCTTCAAACTGAGGTAGAATAATATTGATAAATCCAGTACTTTTAGCTAACTGCACTCCGTCTAATAAGCCTGGTTTATCATTATCTAATAATATATAAACTCTTTTAAATCTTCTTTTAAGTTCATTAATAGCAGTATTGCTCATACCATATCCTTCTCCTTGAATAGCTATTGCAGGAATACCTGTATTAGCCCACAAGCAGAGCGCGTCTTTCAAAGATGAACATATACATACTATATTTCCTTCTTTTGGTATTTTAGTCCATAGACTTATTACAGATTTATCATGTCTGTTTGCCCACTTATATCCTCTCGTATTGAATGGTTGATATATTTTTAAAGTAGTTCTTCCATCTTTAAATTCTACATAAGCATAAGCATATTTATCAGCACCATAAGCATAACTAATATTATCTTTAATTACTATCTTATGTGATATAGGATAAACATCTGCATATTTCAGCCATTTAATAGTTATACCATAAGATTCCCAATATTTTATATCATAGTCTCTCCATTCTCTAACCCTACATTGTATATCAATATTAGAGTGTTTTCTTATTGATACTCTATTAATATAACTACATTCACCAATAGAGACATTTGATTTATAACTTCCTAAATCATTAGCTATTCTCTTTTTGACTTCAAAGAAATTACAGTTCCATAGTAACATTAATAAATTATAAATACTTCCATGTTCTCTAGTACTATAATCTATGAAACCTATTTCTTCTCCATCATTAGAGAATAAGCTAAATGATGGTCTATTATCTTTTCTTAGTGGGCTATTAATCAAACAAGGAATAGTAGATATTCCTAAATAATAAGCAGCTATATCAGCTTGTCTTATATTAGAAATATCTATAAATTCCTCTGATTTATTGCCCTTACTAATCATAATTTACCAAGGAGTTTGGGAATCATTTGTATCAAAAGGGAGATCATCCACAGTTGAAGGAGCTTCCACAGTAGTAGGAGTAAATGTAGTAGCTTCTACAGAATATTCATGTGCTGGAACAGCAGCATACTCTACATTAAGAGTTCTACCATTAGTAGCAGCATTCTTTACCATATCTTGTAACTCTTTATCAAGAGTAGCATAACTATTTGAAGAATTCTTTAAGAACTTCTTAGTATATACTGATTGATAAAGTCTGCCAGATTCTACATCTGTTCTAACACCAAGCATTATCTTTACTTTATTAGTAGGCTGATAACCCAAAGCATCTTTAATTTCTGAGAAATCTCCTTTAAATATTTTATCAAGATTATCAAATCTACATTCACATTCTGTAATACTTTTTACTCTAGGATTAGGAACCATAGTTCTAGTATCTTTATCCCAAACAGTGACACTTGGAATACAAAGATAAGCTCTTACAAACTCTATAAGATCTTCTTCCCCTACATAAGCTGGACGATAATCTTTATCAATATCTGCTGCACCATTAGCATAAGTTGGAATAGATTTAGATGCTAATTCTTCAGGTGTTGCCCATGCAAATCTTCCATATTTATCAACAACTTGAGTTTTACCTGAGTTACCTCCTACTCTAGCTTTATTTTGAATAAAAAGAGCCATAGTTACAAGAGGCATCTCAAAACCAAGCTTCTCATTATCTGGCTGAAATACTATTTGAATTCTTGCATTAGCACACTCATTACCATCACTGTCTGTTACTGTTCCTACATAACTTGGATCTTCTTCCAAAGTAGTATTAAACAACTCTTCATGCTCCTTTTTAGTAGGATTAATAGCTTTAATAAATACAGGAGCCACACCAATATATCTCTTAAATCCCTGTGCTTCCTTTGATTCTGTTCCTCTAGCAATTGCCATAATTTATATCTATTTATTTAATTAGTTAATTAGTTATTATCAATATCATTATCTGCACCATTAAGACCTCCTCTAAGAACATCTTCAATAGTGTCTACATCTACTGTTTCTTCATCAGTGGGTGCAAAGTTAGTATTTTCTTCTGAATCCTCCAAATTTTCTTCAGTATTTTTTGTTGGTGGAATTATAGTATCAGGATAAATAAATTCATAAGAAGTTTGTTTAATTACAGTGCCATTCTTATTTACACCATCAGTAGGAGTAACTACCTTCTTAATAATATCAGCAGTTCCATAGCCTCCTGTCATCATTCTGGTTGGGGCATCAGTAATTTCAATAAGTTTATTTACTTCTTCCAATTTAACATCAATACTTGCTTTTTGAGCCTCAAGTTTAGCCTTTTGAGTTAAATACATCTGTACATTTTGAGCTGTTCTCTTCAATCTTGCCAGCTCGAACTTTGAAAATTCTTTCATAATTTAGTTTTTATTTATTGTTTATAATTATTAGATAAATACCTTTGAGGTATCAAATTTTACTTCATTATTTTCATTAGATTCTGCTACTAATATCTTTTTTCCTCTAAGATGGAGAGGTCTAGCTTCTCTAATAGTATTATCTCCTCCTTCAAATGAAAGAAAAGTTTTATTACCATCTCTATAAAGATAACCCACTGCATCAGCTTCTCCACAAATAATATCACCTGTTTTACCTGCTAAGTCTACTGCCATTTCAGACATTTCCTCAGAGTTCTTTTTAATTTGCTTCTCTTTAACATGAGTTACAAGAATTAAAGTCTCACAAAGAGGTTTAAACATATCAATTAATTGCTTTAATGCTTTTCTCGTGTATAAATAACCTGAGCCATTAGGTAATAATCTAACATCGGCTTTAGGGTCTACCATAAATTTACCTGTTTTAGGATCTTTTACAGGCATTCCTTTAGCATCAGTAAGCATTCCCCAACTAGATCCCATAGGTGTGTTTCTATAAAGCTCAGCTGCTACTGATAAAGATATTTCTTCAAGTCTTGTAGCATTATCTATAGTAATAAATCTATAAGGAGCTTTATGTAATTCAGTTCCTTTAGCTATAATAGCACTTCTAATTTCTTGTAAGTCTTTTGCAGTTCTAGCTTGTACTTTCATTACAGATAATGCTCTATAACCATCTTCCAAATCTATAATAAGATTGTCATCAATAGCTGCTACAAAAGAACTCTTCCCTGCTTTTGGTTTCAATTTTGTTATCCTATAGGCTTTTTATCCTATAGTTCTTATAATTTCTTATAAGTTCAGCATATATTTTCATCCTTAAAGGATGTCGGGCACTCGTGGTAGTATTATATTCTTAATATTAAGTTTCAACTACTATGCGTTACACTGTTTATTTATATTATTAAATAAATTAGCACGGTATTTCCTTGAACTTAGTTTTTAGGATTCACCGTTTTTACCCGATAATAATTCATAATATTACTACTATGAACGGCAAACCATTTTACCAAATACAACCAATAGCTTTGGATTGTAGTTATCTACTACACTTCTTTCTGTTGGTAATTCAATCATTGTTTAAAATTTAAATTTATTTATTATATTACTGAATGATAATAATGAAATCCATGAGTTCTTTTTATCTTTGTTCTCTTCTAAAAATTTATAAACTCTATACATACCATTTTTATCATCTATTCTAGGTAATTCTGAGAAAGAGGAAACTGCGCCATCAAAATATAAAGGGCATATATTACCATTAGCTCCATAGTCTCTATCTTCTAGAATTTCCATAAATCTAATGTTATTTTTAAATTTAGTAATATCATAGCCTTCATATTCAGTTAATCCATATTTAAAAGGGCTATACAATCCTATTACCATATTACTATCTCTAGTTGTAGTTTTACAATCTGCAAGACCATCAGAAGTAGGTTTAATTCTATTTAATTTATAAGACTCATTACCTTCTTTGTCTTGCGATTGATGTTGGATCAACACTATAGTATATTTAAATTGATCTCTAAGAGCTATAAAATATTTAGACATTTTTTCTATAGTTTCTCTTTTATTTAAACCTGTTTCTTGTGTTAAATTAGAAGCATTGTCTACTATAACTATTCTATATTCTTCAGAGTCATTTGGTGTATAAGGATTAACTGTATCTACTATTTTTCTATCCTCCAGTTTGCCTGTAACGGAGTTGGGGACTTTAATTGTTTTAAAATTAAGATGCCCATTTTCTAAAGCATATTCTCTACATTTTTTATTAATTCCAGTAGGATTTCTAGTATCATCAATGTAAGTTACTATTTCATTAAATTTATTAATATATACTTGATATTTATCTGTTTCTAATAAATTTAGTATATCTTCAGATATAGGAAAATCTTTATCAGTACTTTCAATATCAGCATTAGTAACTCTAATTTTATCCAGTCTATATAATAAATGACATAGAAACTCTATATATTTTTTTCTAGGACTTTCTTCAAGACAAAAATATAATATTTTTAGTCTGACCTCAGGATGATGTATTATAAAATCAATAGCTTCATAAACATAAATAAAGTCACAAAACTTTGTTTTACCTCATACTACTACTGGTTTCCCAACCATTTAATAAATAAATGTTTGTAGTCTGGACTATGTCTTCATCCTATGACAAATAGGATGCACCTGCATCTAGTCTCTGGGGCTGAATCTATACTTATAGTATAGCCTATGCCTCCTCAAGTTGGCTTATCAATTTCTTGACTTAGCTTTCGAGGATATTCAGGTGTTATAATATAACTAATTACTTAGTTACACGGCAGTGAAAATTATTTTTCTTTTACCTTTTGATTCGCAGTGACTATAATATATCTTCCCATTTGAGTTCCTGGAAACAACATTCTAAATCTGGGAAAAGGAAAGGGTATGCAATTATATAAACCATTGATAGCCCTTTCTCTTTTATCTCTGAGATAGGCTAATACTTCATTAAAATAACTCATATCATTGTAGACATCCAATCATCTTTTTGAGTATCTAATTGCCCCTCATTTTCAATTAAAGACATTAACTCTGAAATGACATTTATATTATCATCAGCATCTCTTTCAGATTTTAAAATAAAATATTTTAAAAGTCTCATTCTCGTATAATTACCATGAAAAGAATTAATATACTCTTTAGTAGCTTTTATTACTTGTTCTTTAGTAAAAGAAAATCCGTATTTTACAACTAATGTTTTAAGTTTTCTAGCTATTTCAATAGTAGTTCCTCTCCACATATAAGAAGTACCTGCTTTCTTTCCTGATGGATATAGCTTTCTTAATTCTTCAGCTAATTCTGTAAATTCTTCATCTTTATCTATAACATTTTTATCTGAGTCTATAACAATAGTGGAGACCAAGTCTTTAACTTGGTCACTCAACACTATTTTATTTTCTTCAAATAAATTCTTATCTGCTAAGCCTTTTGCTATAAGATTTTCCATACAGATTTTAAAATTTACTCCTTTAGCTGCAAGATATAATACCATAAATTCTTCTACTGAAAGATCATGCTTATCTAGTATTACTTCATCTATTGTAATTTTCATAATTTAATTTCATATAAATGTTTAATAGTAGTAACTAACTTAGGATTATAATCTTCAAGCATAGTTTTTACTAACTCTTCTTCTCTAGTATCTATAAAGTAAGGAATTATAATTACAGGATTTTTATGCCTAAGTAATCTACCAGTTCTTTGTTTAATAATTGTTTCTGAGCTATTTAAATTATTATAAATACCTATTCGACAATTACTTAAATTCATAGATTCATTTAACATGTTGCAAGCTGTAATATGATTAATTTCTCCCTTATTAAACTTTTCTAGATATTTTACTGCATCTTTATTTTTACTATTAATACAGTATTTACCTAATAGCTCAGTTTGTTCTATATTATTACAGAATGTAAGAGTTCTATAATCGTCAAGTTTCTTTAATAATTGCTGTGTATATATAACTTTTTTATCACTAAGCCATTTAAGTCTATCACCACATAATTTTAGCCATTTATTTTTAGAAACAGGACTTTTACTCCTTAGATGCCTCTTCTTCCAATATTCTATTTGATTACATAAATCAATATAATATTGTTTCTCAGTACACATTATTCTAACAGGATTAGTTCTTTGTCTAATAAACTGAAATCTTTCTGCAAAACTGCAATTGATTAATTTTCCTTTAGCTTTAGTGTTTTTCCATATAGATTCTGATATAATAGTATTATTCAATTTAATAGGACATAAATATACTTTTGGGTCGGGAAGAATGTTATCTTCTATTACATCTCTAAGATCTTTTTTGTAGATAACTAAATCTTTAAATATAAGTTCAAAAGTGTTTTTCAAATTATAATTAACAGTGGCAGAACATAATACACTATGTGTAATATTAAAACTGTCTATAGCTTCTCTACATCTATCTGATAAATGATGACACTCATCAAATATAACATAATCCCAATTTCCTGCATATTTAGGTAATGATACATAAGTAGTATAAGATAGCTTTAATTGACAATCTGACCACCATTTAATAATTTCTTCCTGCCAATTAGTTTTATGCACATTTCTTGGTACTACTATTAATAGATTACCTTTATTATCTGATAATTTCTTTATTAATTCAATAGCTAATCTTGATTTACCTACTCCTGTTGCTAATTCTAATAAATAATTATTTCCTTTTAATTCTAATACTTCTTGTAAAATATCTTCTCTTGTCATAGTTTAAATATAGTTATTATTAAAAGTATAATTTAAAATTGCTTTAAATTATATACTATTCTATTTTCTTCATTTTCTTGAGCATAACTACAAGCTAGCTGTAAATTATTTAATCTTTTATTTTGCTCATTTTGAGCATTAATAGCATAAGTATAAAGATTTTTAAAGTATTTGTAGATTTTAGCCTTACATCTTGATTGTGCTACTCTTCTAGCAATTACTTCATTATCTTTATCTCCTTCTGCTCTTTTAGCTTTTCCTACAAATATTATAGGGTTTCTATGTAAAGCACCAAAATACTTTTTTTCTACTTTATTATAAGCATCATGCCCCAGCATTTTCCAAAGTATTTCTTCCAGTTTTACTGTTATTATACATACTGTGATATTATTTGTTCTAGTAAACTTTTCGTTTGAAATTTTAATATAAGTTTTCATAATTATTATTTATTAAATGTTACTATTCTTTTTAATTTTTGTATATACTTAGGATCTTCTGCATACCCTATTCTTGAAAGGAAACTATAATAATCCTCAGTACTGTCTTTCTTTATTTGAATAAAGTTTTTATAAGCAACTACACTTTCAGTCCAATGGTCAAACCTATAGAATTGTTTATGCTTACTATCATATAAACCAAATAGATTATTATATTCTTTGCAGATTCTAGAATTGAAATTATCAGTTTCAAGAACTGCTTGAGCATAAACAATATCAACATTACTTAGTTCATAATAGTCTAAAGCGTCTTTAAGACTTTCTTTAGGTGAAGCCACAAAGAAATATGGTCTAACTTCTACAGAATCTACAGGACATTCTTGTTCTATTAATTTAGTAGCAATCTTTTTATCTAAATTACATTGAACAATCATTAAACATATTGGTATTAAAAACAATACCAGCCAAAATATATCAAACTTAGGGTTCTTTATCCACTTCATTTACTTTGTCATTAATATAATGTAAACTTAATTTTTCTGAAGAGTACATATAACTACATTCTGATTCTTTAAGATTGTATCTTTTAAGAATATCATCAATAGTTTCAACTCTATCAGTATTTAATTCTATTTCATATATAGCAGGAATACTATAGTCCAATATATATAGAAATTCAAAGTTTTGTTCTTTCTGTACTACATCTTTTTTGCCATATCTTTTAGTTAAAACTTCCCGTAATTTTATAATTCCCATAATTATTATTAAGTATATAATACCTATTATAAGTGCTATAGCTAAATCATTTTTATCCATGATTATTAATTTTCTGTTATTAATCGTTTAGGTGAATTTTCCCAAGTAATTTCAGGATATAAAGAATCTTCTACTCTTATATAATAAGATGGAGGAGTTCTGCCAGTAATTTCTTTATTTACAAGAAAATATTGTACTAATGTATATAATTCGGTATCAGGAAAATATATAAGTTTTCCTGATGATTCTTCTTTTATAGGAACTTGAGAAGATATATATAATCTTCCTTTTTTATCTCTTGCAATCCACAGATTCATTATTATTGTTTTTTATAATGTTTTCTATATTCAGTTAATAATTCATAAGCATCCATATCAAGATAGTCTTTTTTAAGTTCTTCAGGACAAACTTCTTGATTGTCTTCTTCAAATTTATTAATAAACCAGTAAGCACTTATATCTATAAATTCTATATTAAAAACTTTAGATGTAAATAATATAGGTTTTACAACATCATCAATAACTTCACAAGCACTAGGAATAGATCTATCAATATAAGCATCTTCAGGAGTTTCTGCTAAATCTCTTACTGAAAACAATACTTTATCACTATCTTCATCATAAATAAGTTGAGAAGCACGTTGATCTCTAGTTGATATAAATGTAATTATTCTTTTAGTGAGCATAGCATTTCTATTTTAATAATTCATAAATGCAAATAACTAATCCTGTTACTATAATAGCAATAAAGCATGTAAACACTCCAAAGTTTTTTATAATTACTGCCATTATAATTGCTATAAATAACCAAGCAATAATTAACAAAGCAGTTATGCCTATATATTTAATCAGTGTTTTCATAAAAAATCTACAAACTTATATACATCGTCATTAAAATTATGATCACCATAAATTTTATTCCAAAGCCAAGGAATAGGTAAATAAGTATGCCAACTTGAGCCATCTAAATTCTTATATCCTTGAATATATGAAGGAGCATCAGGATTTCTGTATATATTTCTCCATTTTGGCTTCTTGATATTAATCTCTGTAAGAATTATTTTTGCATAGATAGTTGAAGGATAAAAACTATTTATCGTATCAATTTGTTTTTTTATTTGATTTATAAAATCCTCTTCCTCTATTGGTAAAGATTTTCCTTCATAAGTAATCATAATGTATATATCTTCATGCTTTACATTTTTTAAATTAAGACTTAGATATATTGATATATCACTTAAAACCCCACTTAAAGTAGTTTTAGATCTCCATAGACCATGACAAATATTCCAAAATACAACAGAATCTTTTTTATGCTGTTCTTTTATTCTAATATCAAAATAAGTACATTTATTTCTTAATTGACTACTAATATTTTTAGACTGAGTTTTAGAAAATGGAATTAATAATTTATGGTACCATTTAAATGCAGGATACCCTGTGCCTGAGTTATGTGTTGCTATTTTCATTGTCTACTATAAACTAAATATTATAAAAATTAAAAAGCCAAGCAGGATTTCCCTACTTGACTTCTTAAAGTTAATCATTAAATACTTTATAGCTATATGACACTGCTTTTAAGTCATTTGCTATAAGATTAAAATGTTTTCTCAATTTCTCATCTATAGAAAGACTATTCCAAATCTTAGCTAATTTAGGAGTAGTAGGTGTGGAAAGCATGTATCTATAAGCCTCATAACAAATATTAATATTTTGATGAACTAACTTTGTTCTTTTAGTTTTAATAGATATAAATTCATGCTTTTCTCTTTGATTTTTACCTTTTCCTACAGTAAAGTAAATTGATACTTTATGCTCATCATAACTATTTTTTGGGTTTTCTTCACACTCCTGTGAGCTTAAAATCTTTGTACCTGGTACAAGTAAATTAAGACTTATTTTTGGCTCTACCATATTAAATAAATATTAATGCTTCTTTAATCAATGTTTCATAGGTTTCTAAGAATCTATCTCTAATTTCTTTTGTTCTAAAAGTAAGTAGATAGTATCCTGCAACAGCATCCATAGTAAATATAGATTTACCTGTAGATGAAGTAATAGCATATCTATCTGCCATTACACAAAAATCAGGTTTATAATTATCTGCTTTCCACCAAGCATCTCTGCAATATAACAAAGATATTAAAGATATTAAGTTTTCACTATAATCATTAGGAACTGCTTCTACCAGCATATCTAAATTATGCTTTTTAACTTTATCTGAGTAGTAAGCTTTACAATCTTCTACAGTACTTAAAGCATCAAATTTATCTGCTTTTTTAAAATAAATTTCAGTACTGGTAGTTTTTTCTCTATCTACAACAAATCCATCAGGAGCTGTTATTTTTTGAATTACTTGATTGTCCATAAATTTAATATATTTTTAATGTTACTTTATTATCTCTAAATGTACATGAAGCTACTATAATATATCTTTTTACCTTATTATCCATAATATTATTTATTTAAATTATCGGCTCTCTGAACCTCTTCTCTTGCTTTTTCATAGTCCCAATAATAATCTTCTTCTAAAACATTATCAGCAAAATCTTCACATACATTATTAACACTATCTAAAACAGCTTCTGTTTTATAATAATACTGTTCAAATTTATTTATATTATTTTCTAAATGTGTAACATATAATATAAGAATTATGACTATTCCTATTAATATTATTGTACTTCTATCCATAATAATAAAATTAAATAATTTAATAAAATTCCTACTGAGCATTTACACTCAGTAGGAAATAAATAAAACAACTTATACTAAAATGGCATTCACTTCTATTTTATATTAAGAATGTTTTTAATTTTAGTCCAAATACTTTTTTTAATTGGTTCTGGTGTTATTTTGCTATTTACTTTATTAACGACCCTGTTCTCTAATTTAGAAGTATGTCCTAAAAGTGTAAACATACATCCAACATAATACTTACTTTCAGGATTACTTAAAAAATAATACCATCTAAAAGTACAAGCACTTACACTTCTATTTACTTTACTTGAAGCAATTCTAAATGCTTTAGCTTTATTTTGAGGATTAGCTTTTATAGCTTGGACTAATATTTTATCCTCTTGTTTAGTCCATCTTTGTTTAGTACTCATTGTGTGTAATTATATTTTAAATTAATAATAATTCAAAAATAAAAAGAGTTATTATCTTCACAGACCATAACTCTTATAATTTCAACAAAAAATCGTCTAATTAACTCATAAACCAATCATCAATCTAATTTACTAACATTATTTTCATCTAAGTATTTAAATATATATTTAGTGAATAATATTATATCTAATTCTTTTTTATTGATATTTAAATAACACAAGCTTATTAATCCTGCTACAGTGATAGTTGGTTCTAAAATAAAACTTTTATCAAACAAACTATCAATGCAACTAATATACATAGTTAAGAGAATAATTGTAGTATAAAATAATATAGCTTTTAATATAATTCTTGCTTTGTTTTTAATTTTCATAATTATAATTATTTAATTAACCAATCAAATCTGCTCATAGCTATTTTATATGTCATAGCTTGTTCATAAGTAGTAAAGACTCTAAGGATGTTACCCTCAGAGTCTAAAACTTTATAATTTTTTCTCATAATCTAATATTAAAAAGGAGCTAATTTCACAATTAACTCCTTTGCTAAAACAAATAAATCTAAAAATATAACTTAACCCTTAATCTATTCACATTTTCTTCTCCTCAACTCTATCTCAAAGAGTCTAAGATAGTCATGTCTCCAATTACCATTAGCTTTATATATCATTCTAATGCAATTTTTAATATGATTAGTAGTCATATTAGTAATAGATATTATAGAACCATCTCTAGTTTCCCAAAGATTATTTTCTAATAATTCTATTTCTCTATCTCTATGTGGTAGTACTAAATCTTCCATACCACATAACCATTCTTCATAAAAAAGCATAGTATTATAATTTTATTGTAGTGAAAGTGGGATTTGAACCCACACGGTCATTACTGACCACAAGATTTTAAGTCTTGCATGTCTACCAATTCCATCATTTCACCTATTAGTTATTAAATATATTTATTACACTCTTGCTCACATATTTCTGTAAAGTGATTTATTATTTTATCATCAACTCTACGATATTCAAGCATTCTAATTTTATTATTACAGTCGTTTACTAGCCAATCTACATTACGAGGATTTTGAAACTCCTTTGAGAGTAAGAAATCTATTATCTCATTTATAGCATCAAGTTGTCTTTCGTTCATAATTTTATTTATCAGTTAGGAAAAGAATTGTTAATATTGTAATTAGAAATGATATGATAATAGTAAAATCCCATATAACATCATCACTCAAAGAATGTCTATATCTCCAAACATAGATGACTATTAGTATTGGAACTAATGCTTCTAAAATATAACCAATTATCATTATTCAGAGTTTAATTTCACAAACTTCACAAAATACTAAAGCTGAACCAAATGTTTTTCTAAGTGATTCAGCAAACTGTTCAGCAGTTCTTCTAAAAGAAAATCTAGCAATGTTTTTATCCACTGCCAGATTATATATAACTATGTATCCCATTTAATTTTCCTCCTCATCTATAAATACATCTTCCACTCTTTTAAGGAAAGTTAGTCTCATACCTACAGTTTTATCTCCTTCTTTAGCAGTAATAGTGATATTTAATTGCTCATCACCATCTACAGTGTTTTTAAATCCCTTAAAAGATTTATAAAAGAGATTTTCTATATTATGTGCAGTAAGCTTTTTAAAACCAAAATCTCTAGCCATTGCTTCTATCTGTTTAAAGATAGCAGAATTTTGAGAATCTCTAATAATTCTGAATGATTCAGGAGTAATATCAACCTGAAATATTGCTTCAACTTTGTGAGTTGGATGTATTGTAAATTTCTTCATGATTACTTGTATATTATTGTATATGAATTTTGTATTTTGATAACTTCTTCTTCAGTTATAGGCATTAATTTGCCAAATACACTGATATAAGCTTGCTTAATACTCGATGTAATATTATTAATAATCTCTTGATTTTCATTGTGAGATTTAATAATATCTCTTTTATGAACTCTCTTAGAAGCTTCATAGTTCTCTGAACTACAAAGTCTATTAACTTTAAATCTTGGTCTCATTGTTAGTTTATTTGTTATTAATCACAATAAATTATATATGGTTCAATAGCTATGTTAAGCCCATATTTAGCAAGTATATCTCTAGCATTAATTAAATGTTCATTAATAATACCAGCGGTACCCCAACATCCATCGAGGTAATTAGGATTACCAGATTCATAAGCATCCTTTAATACTTTTAAGGATTGTTTTTTATACAAATAAAATGTAGATAAAGCCTCTTTTACTATACGTTCATTTGCAGAATTAAGAGGATTTACACTATATTTTTGCAGCTTATCATGCCAAACTAATATATTCATAGCTTTAAGTGTTTAAGTTATATAAAGTAAAAATAGCTATATTTTCTAAATACTGGGTGTTGTAAAGTGGAATTTAAAAGTGTAAAAAATAGGGGAGAGGGGATTTTAGCCCCCTAACCCCTTGATAATCAACACTTTAAAAGTCAACATCCTCCCAAGAAGAACTACCTTTCTTGCAAAGTTTGTAGTTTCCTGATTCTAGCTTAACTACCTGTAAATCATCTACTTGTGATTTAATCTCTGATGCTGTTAAAACACCGAGGTTAGATGAAAAACCAACAAGAGTAGTTGCACCAGCAGAATCTACAAATGCACAAGACTGAAAGGTTTCACCAGTCTTAGAGTTAGTGAGAGTACCAGTGAGCTTCATTTTACCAAAAGCATCACGAAAATCACGCAAAGACCAACTAGACTGAATACCAACTTCTGCCATAATATTATACTGTATCTCAACAGTCCTAATGTGTAACTAACACATTTAATAGGGAGCACTACATACTACACTTTTTAAAGACTCCAACCTTCAAAAAGCTTTAATTTTCTATCAATATATGGGGGTAGTGTTGTTTTGATTAGGACTTCTCTAGATTAATTTAGGAGCTAAATACTAGCTTCTAAACCTTAAAATCTAGCCTAAACTAAATACTAAAATACCCAAAGACTAGATACTAAATAATGGTATTTTAGATACCAAAATCTAGTAATTTTCTTCATCTTCAATGTATGGTAGTAGTGTTGTTCTGATTAAGAAATCTTTACAATTAACAATCATTAACTATAATTTTCTTCATTCTATACTATATAAATCATCAGTTCTATTATGTATAAACTCCCAATTTACATTAAAAGTTGAAGGCATTTATATAAGGTTTTACACCCTCCGTAAAGTATCAATAAAAAAAATTGTGTGCATAATATATAATATATATAATATATAATAAAAAGAAGAAATAATAATATTTATAATTATTAATAGGGAATCAAAAACTAAAACTTTCTAAACTTATGTTTCATACTGTTAAATACTTGTTTAGGTGTAGTTTTATGTGTATTTAGTGTGTATTTAGTATGAAATAAAAAATCTTTACAATTTCTAAATTAGAGAAATTAGAGGTAAGTTAGTTCGGAGCTTCGCTCCTCTCAAGGTAAAAATAAATAGAGATTTAGTTCTGCTTTATTTCAGTTCTACTTCTAATTTTAACCTTAACTAAAATCTAACTTTTGATTTAAGCCTAGTTCTAACTTTTAAATGCAGAATCTACACTCTTTATTTTCTCTACTGAGATAGCACGCTTAGTAATTAGCTGTATTGATTAAACTGATAAAAAGTAAGCACAGCAGGATATACCCACTGTGCATTACTTTATTGCTGTTAGATGTCAACATCCTCCCAACTATCAGCCCCAACCTTGCAGAGCTTATAGTTGCCAGACTCCAGCAGCACTACTTGCAAAGAGTCTTTCTGCTCTTTAATCTGAGCAGGTGTCAACTCTCCCAAGGCTGCTGAGAAGCCCACAAGGGTTACTTTGCCTTCACTATCAATGAAGGCACAATCCTTGAAGACTTCTCCAGTCTCCTTGTTGACCATATCATTGGTCACCTTCATCTTTTCAAACTTATCTCTGAAAGTCTGAAGAGACCATGAATCCTTAATACCTACATTAGAATTACTTGTAGACATACCTTAGATGCTTGTGAAGAATGGTTAGTTTCACAAGACTTTATAGTTACTCTGTTCTTTACAAGAGTCATGATGCAGATGAAATTGCTAATTATTAATTGTAGGTTAATTAGCTGAAGCTACTATTCTTCACTTCTTTCATCAATGTTTGGTTGTTGTAATGTTTTGATTAAAATGTTAAAGTGAATACCCCGAAGGGTACTCACAATAACATTTAGTCTTCAGCAGCTGTAAACTGCAATGTACCTCTGAGGTTTTGAGGTATAATGCACAACACTGAGGTCTGACCATTCTCATCATAGTCATCCAATGTGTAATACTTACCATCTTCTACATAAAATGCAAAAGCCTCAACACCCTTGAAGTAATAATTACCTATGTGCAATCCAGCAGCTTGCAAGTCAGCAATAATATCATTAATATTACTATACTTGTGGTTGCACTTAAAAGTAATCATTACTTCGCAGTGGTTAACTGTAAAGCCAGCCACATGGTGGATATTATAAATACCACCATCATTATTAATTCTCAATAACATAATATAAAATTTTAAGTTAATACTGTTATTATCAATGTATGATTGTTGTGTTGTTTTGATTAAACTATAAAAGCATAGTAGGCATTGTACCTACTACACTTTTGATAGCATTATTAATCTTCAGTTCTGATCTCTCTGTCTGTCTCAAAAGAGAACTCACACTTACCATTAGCTAATAGCTCCTTTGATAGTCTATCAGAATTAAAGCCATAAGAGTCCATAGCATTAAGTAGTTCATCAAAAGGACATCTTGGGATATACTCCTGATCAATAATCATTCCATCTCTTTTTTCCAGAGACCATAAATAAGAGTAAATAGGCTTTCTAGTAGAAGATAACTCTACTATTCTAGCCTTAAATCTTTCAATCAGCATAATGTATTGATTTAAATTAAACAAAAAGAGAAGGAGCAAATGCTCCTCCTCATTACCATTGAGACAACAGGCTGTCAGCCTTAGCTTTCAGTACATAATACTCGTCCATAGTATCAGTACCATCAATATCCCAAAGGTTATTGTGATCCATTACTTCTTCAGCTTTCTCAAGAGCTTTAGCTTGAGTAGTAATAAGCTGGTAATTATTGTCGATGTTTTGGCACATCAAGAAGCCTATGCAAAATGCTACTATCGCAACAAGTGCATAATAAAATATATTATTTTTCATATCAATGTATGGTTATAGTAATGTTTTGATTAAACCATTAAAGAGCAACAGCCACAATGGGCTGCTACTCTTATTATTAGAACTCATCTGTTAAACTGGCTTCACCATTGTTACTAGCATCCAGCTTAGCAAATAACTCTTCTGGATCAAAGCCTTGCTCATCAATAGCCTCCCACAGTTCATCATGGTTAGAGAAACCATACCAATTATTGTCTACAAGGAGATCTGTTGCAAGATCTATAACCTCCCAATAGAGGGTATATTTATGTGAGTCAACCCTGCTCACATAAATAGTTTCAGCAAAATCTGCCATAATTATTTGAGAGTTCCACACAAGAGCAGCTCACAAGCTTTAAATTAATAATGCAAACAATAAGAGTTGAGATGTTTTGATTAAAATAATAAAACATCTGATAGCTTTGTGAGCTACCAGATGCTGTTGTTACTTGATGTTCATCTCCTTCTTGATGGTAGCTTGTACATCTTTAGGTAAATAGTACTTGTACTCTTGGTTGGTCTTCTTTGATACTCTGATGACATAGCAAGCGCCTCTCTTAGATACATAGATAGGATAGCTCTTACCTGATTTATCTTGCCAGGTGTACTTAGTCTTAGTGTCATTAGACTTACTAGTTTGTTCAGTCTTGAAGGTATTTCCTTCACGAACAACTTCTGCATTAGCTGCAACACAGAAGAAAGCAATGATGATGCTTAGAATGATTGTTTTCATATGCTATTATAATTAATATTTGCAATGTATGGTAGAAGTTTTGCTGAGATTAAAGCATTCTTCTTTTGTGCAGCTGGGGGTATAAACCCAATTGCAAGGTATGGTGGTGGTGATGTTGCTGATTGTCTCACACTCCTACAAATCTCTCTCTTATAAAATTATCTTCGATTAAAAAATAAAAAATTAATTTTTTAAAAATTATTTTGTAGTATTGAATATTTTATATATCTTTGCAAATTAAATTATAGAGTTATGTGGAATAAACTATCAATGGCTGATAGAGCCAAATACATACAAATGGGAATTCAGAGTGGTATTACAGACCTCAGTACTATAAGGAAAGCATATAATACTTATGCTGAAGGAGGATACCTTGATTGGCTAGAACATGTAAAGAGATGGAGGCCTGGAATTGAAGAAGATATAAATGCAGTGGAACCTACTTATGACTATGAAGGCTTCTTCAATGATAATCCAGACTATGCGTGGAGCATGCTTAATGGGGACACTGAAGCACACTTTACTGATAAGTTTAAAAAACCTAATCATCCTACCTTCTCAGATGAATCAATATATAGCACACCTGAAACTCCGGGGGGTCATTGGCATGAGAACTATGCTGGCAGCGGCAAATGGGTGTATGAACCTTCAGAGTTTACTAAAAAGAATTATGAATCTACTAGAAGGTACCTTGAAAATAGTGGAGAAGGATATTTAAATGGTATGAATGTAGAGTTCTTCAATAGGTATAAATAGAAAATAATTTAATAAAAATTTGGTCAATTCAAAATTTTTTTATATCTTTGCAGCAAATTTAAAATAAGTAGCCTCCTTAGTATAAGGGATAATACAATAGTCTTCTAAACTATACATCTAAGTTCGAGTCTTAGAGGAGGTACTGAGATGATTTTGTTTTTGTTTGTTGTTTATGTATTTATCCTACTCAATCTGTGAAGATGTATGTAGGAGTTTGGGCTTATAGTTAAATGGTTATAACAATAGCTTTGCAGTCTATAGTTCTAAGTTCAATTCTTGGTAAGTCCACATAATAAAGAGGATAGTACTAGTGTAAGCCTCAACATAACTTAGTGGCTTTATATAATATGTAAGTCTAGCCCACTTGAGTGTTGTATAACTCACCTTAGCTGTCGAGGATGGTCAAAGGCAGCACTTTTTATAATGTATCATTTTTAAATTATATTATTATGAAAAGAGTTTGTTATTTAGTGAAGAAATTAGTAAGAATGTATGTTGAGAGTATTAATGTTTCTTACCTTTATTCTTCGGGAATGAATCCTATTAATTAGGATAATTCCCACTTATCATGATAGTATATTTAAATTATAATATAAATGGTGGTAATTCAGGTCTATGAATTTTAATAGATCAACTATCTTAATAGGGGAGTTAAGATAGTTTATGCCTTCTTGGTGGAAATAGGTAGACACGCTAGATTTAGGATCTGGTATCTTAGGATATTGAGAGTTCGAGTCTCTCAGAAGGCACAATTAAATACTTTTATTTATCTCTACTGAGATACTAAATAAGTATATTTTCATTAATTTGAAAAATAAAATAAAAATAATTTCAAAATTATTTGGTAATATCAATAATTATATTTACCTTTGTGGCATTAATAAATAATATAGATATGGCAAAGAAAATATCAAGTGCAGAAAAACAATGGCAGATAGAAGATGATGCTAGAACATTAGCTAGATACCAAGAGATAATGCAAGATAGTAAAAGAAGAAATGCAGCTATTAAACAAGCTAAAACTGAAGCAGCTAATCTTGAAAAAAGAGCTAATGCAATGAAAATGGCAGCAGGAGGAAAATTAAAGAAATAAATATAAATAATTGGCAATGGAAGAGTGGAATATTAATAATATAATGTATGGACACTAACTATAATGATGAACCAGTTTTTTATTGTAAGAGCTGCTTATCATTAAAAGTAAAAACAGTGGCAGCAGGTTTAAATCTTGACTACTGTGATGAATGTGGTTCTACAGATATTGAGAAAATACATATAGAGAAGTGGAGGTCTCTATATAGAAATAGGTATGGGTTTGATTATCTAACTAAAGAATTAAATAATGGAAGAGACAAGTAAACAACCATCAAAGCTATCTTATGAAGAATTAAATAGGACAGCTGCACAATTACAGCAAAGAGTTATTACTGCTGAAAATAAACTTAGAAGTATAGATTATGCTTCGTTCAGATTGAATTGGTTATTTAAAGTATTGGAATATAAAGACTCTTTTAATTCTACTTTTACTGATAAATGTGCTTCTGAAATTGAAGACATTCTTACAGTTGATAATAAAGAAACAGAGGACTCTAATTAAAACAATGTAAAATGGGGAATATTGACAATGTTATTACAATCCCTACTTCTACAGAAGGTAAGTTCTTTAAATTTTGGTTAGAGTTTCTTAAACCTTTTCATAAATTGACTGAAAGAGAAACAGATGTAATGGCTTCATTTTTAAAACAAAGGTATGAATTAAGCAAGGTTATTAAAGACCAAGAAGTACTTAATAAATACACAATGAATGAAGAGACTAAAAAGAAAGTTAGAGAAGAATGTGGTATTACACAAGCTCACTTTCAAGTTATAATGACCAAACTAAAAAAGAGTAAAATGATAGAAAATGGAAAAATAAATCCTAAATTTATACCAAGAGTAAAAGAGGATGCTAAAAGCTTTCTATTACTTCTTTCATTTAATTTACAATGACTTACACTGATATTATAAATAAAGTATCAAAAGATACTAATATACCAATAGAAGTAGTTGACAAAAGCTACAAGGCGTTTTGGTTATATATTAGAAACTCAGTCCAGGAATTACCTTTAAAAGAGGAACTTACTGAGGCTGAGTTTCTTAATTTAAAAACTAATTTTAATATACCTTCATTAGGCAAATTAGCGTGTACTTATAAAAGGTATTTAGGAGTAAAAGAAAAGTTTAATTATATAAAGAAGATTAGAGGCAATGAAGAAGTTAAAAAAGATTAAGCCTATGTTCAATAGGATTATAACTACTATGGATACTTATGAAAAAGATCAATTAGTAGGAGGTCTTATTGATACAAATAGAGCAAAAGGTTCTTTAAAAGAATATCAAACAGTTATAGCTATTGGAGATACTGTAAGAGGTATTAATGTAGGAGATATAGTATGTATTGATCCTACTAGATATATGATAACTAAACATAATGAGAAATCATTAAGAAGCAATGTTGTTGGAGATAATATAACTATTGGTTATAAATTTAATACTATTACTATTGATGATAGAGAGTGTTTAATGTTGTATGATCAAGACATCACTTTTGTAGTTGAGGAAAGTGAAGATGTTGAAGAACCAACAATCCAAATTATTCAACCTGAGAAACCTACTATTATAGTATAAACAATATGGCTTGTTGATTATTCAGCAAGCCTTTATTATTTTTTTTTATTATGAAATTATTCAAGTATGAATCATACAAAGTTAGTATCTCTGAGGAAGCACTTGCATTAAAGCCTTTTAAACAGTTGTGGAATAGAGATAGAACTGTAAATAAAGATAGAGCTACTGCAGAACTGTCTTATGTGTATTTTATGGAAGATCCCTCTAGTGATTATCAATATATTGTTGATAGAGATGATAGGTCACAGGCTATTATAGAAGGAGAGGGTTTAGATTCTAAGTGGAAACCTGATAAGATGGTACAAGAAGCTATGAAATTTTATGCTAGTTTTAAAACTACTTCAGCATTAATTCTTGAGGATACTAGATATGCTGCTGATAACCTTAGAAAGTCTTTGAGAAATATTAATCTTGAAGAGGTGGATGATAAAGGAAGACCTATTTATACAGTAGCATCTATTATTTCTGCTATTAAGCAAGTACCTCAACTTGTAAAGGAATTATCTGAAGCTGAAAGAGCAATAGCTAAAGAAATGGCAGAGAATAATGGTAGAGTTAGAGGACAGAAAGCTAAGTCAATATTTGAAGATGGATTAGACTTATGATAGTATCATTTGATATAAAATTTCTACAAGCACTATTTAAATATATAAGAGAAAATGGAATTAGTGTTTAATAAATATCAAACCCAAGTAACTGAGGAAGAACTGAATGAACTCCCTCAGGAAATAAAAGAGCAGTTTCTTGATGTTATAACTAACATACCTTATATTAAAAAGTTTGTGTCTCCTGATAGACCCTATGCTAAAGACTTACCTAGAGATAGTGAAGGTAAGATAATAGTAGATATAACTAATCCTCATATTATAGAAGATAGTGATTACTTTAGACCCACTGCTCTTCATTATAAGAAGTATGGGTGCTTTACTAAACTAAGACCTAATGCTAATCCTAACAGTGAATATGGTAAGTGGATTAGGGAAGAGGTTAGAAGATGTTGGGAAGGTTATGTAAGACCTTCAGATGGTGAATGGATTACTGGAGATATGTACTTCTTCCTTAACTATTGTCCTATACAACTTATTAAGAAGAGTGAAAAGGGGGATACTATTAGAACTATAGACTTTCCTAGTTTCTTTGATGGTAACTACTATAGATTTCATTATTTATATCAATGTAGAAAGGAAGGACATCATGCTATGGAATTGGCTAAACGCGGGGCTGGGAAAGCTCATCCTTACAATGAAACTGTCTATACCCCTAATGGTAGAAAGTTATGGAAAGATATTCAAATAGGAGATTATCTATTTGGAGATGATGGTAATATTACAAAAGTAGTAGACATTCCATTTAATGGAATAGCTCCTATATATGAGTTGACTTTAGCAACAGGAACTAAAGTTAGATGCTCTGAGGGGCACCTTTGGAAAGTTAAAAGTCACGTAAAAGGAGATATTGTAATTTCTACTAAGGAATTACTTTCTATGTATAAAAGACCAAGGAAAATAACTCCTCGTGTTCCTTCTGGGATTGAACTAGATTGTTCTATACCTGTGAGTAAAGGCGTAGAATTTGGATATAAACCTACTAAAATAGATCCTTATGTATTTGGTTTACTTTTAGGTGATGGGTGCTTTAGAGTACAAAACTGTAAAGAAAAAACATACTTTACTAGTAGTGATGAAGATTTTGAAGTATATAAGAATTATATACCTTATAATTGGATAAAGTACACTAATACTAAATTTGGCTATAATCTAAATATTCCTAGCTTTGGAGATATATTAAAAGAGTATGGACTATTCTTCAAGAAGTCTGAAGATAAGTTTATTCCTGATGAATATAAATATAATTCAAGAGCAGTTAGAATTAATATTCTAAAAGGATTATTAGATGCTGATGGTACTGTAACTAAGGGAAAAATAGAGTTAGCATTAGCATCAAAAAGAATGATAAACGATGTTAAGTGGTTATGTGCTTCTCTCGGTATTAATGTTACTAATGTAAGAATTAAACACACTTACTATAAAGACTCAAAAGGGAATAGAATAAAATGTCTTGACTCTTACAGATTATCTATATATTCTGACATACCACTGTTTAATCTTCCTAGAAAATTAAAGCTATGGGAAGACAGGTCTAAATCAAACTATGGAAGAAGTAAATATGTAGGAACTAAAATAGTTAATATAGAGTATGTAGGAGAAGAGCAAGCTAAATGTGTTACTGTAGATAATGATTCTCATTGTTATTTAATAAATGACTTTGTAGTAACACATAATAGTTATAGTGCAGCAGCTTTATTAGCAAAGAGGTTTGTCTTAGGAGAGTCTAGTGAAGTAAAGAAGAAAGTGCAATGTGTAGCTACAGCATCTGAAAGAAAATATATACAAGGAGCTAATCAAGTGCTTGATATGTTCCAGTACTATATTGATTTCTGTGCTAATAACACTGAGTTTCCCTCTCAAAGACTAACTTCTTCTTTGCAAAATATGCAATGGACTATGGGTTATATGGATGTAGATTCAGGCACTAGAAAGGGGACTCAGAATAGTGTTATAGGTATTACTTCTAAGGATGATGAGTCTAAGCTTAGAGGTTCTAGAGGTGTTTTATATTTACTTGAAGAGGCAGGTTCTTTTCCCAGACTTTTAAACCTCTATCAAGTATTAAGACCTTCTGTAGAAGATGGTAATAGAGTATTTGGTCTTATATATGGTTATGGTACTTCTGGTGATAAAGATTCTGACTTTAGTTCTATGCAGGAGTTGATGTATAATCCTGATGGTTATAATATTAAAGGAGTACAGAATGTATATGACAAAGAAGGCCAGGGAAGAAAGAGATTTACCTACTTCTACCCAGGATACCTTAATAGAGCAGACTGTTATGATAAGGATGGTAACTCAGATGTAATTAAAGCAACTCTTGAGATTCTCAAAGATAGATACACAGTTAAATATAATAGTACTGATATTAATGCTATAACAAAGAGAATTGCTGAAATTCCATTAACTCCTCAAGAAGCTATACAAAGGTCTAGGGGTAATATATTTCCTATTACTGAACTTACACAAAGATTAAATGAGATTGATAATAATCCTAATTTCTATGATGATGTTTATGTAGGTACTCTAGTGGGTAATAATAAAGGAGAGATAGAGTTTAGTATTAATACTATTGATAAGCCTATTAGAGATTTTCCTACTAAAGATAATAAGATAGCAGGTGCTCTTGAAATATATGAGATGCCTCAAAAAGTACAGGGTAAAATTCCTAATGAAAGATATATAGCTTCTCTTGATAACTATGAGAATGATGAGTCAAGTACTATGTCATTAGGTTCCATGTTTGTACTAGATTTATGGACTGATAGAATAGTGGCAGAGTATACAGGTAGACCTATGTTTGTAGATGATTTAAATGAGCTTGCAAGAAAGATCTGCCTATTCTATAATGCTAAACTTCTATATGAATCTAATAAGAAGAACACCTTTGCATATTTCAGTAGAATGAATAGTTTACATCTACTTGCAGATACTCCTGAGTATCTAAAGAATAAACAGCTTATCAAGTCTACAGGATATGGTAATACTTCTAAAGGAGTTAATGCTACAGTACCTATTAAAAACTTTGGATTTACTTTAATTAGAGACTGGCTATTAAAACCAATAACTACAATTACTGAGGAAGGAGGTGATACTGTTAGTACTACAATTCCCAATCTACACTTTATAAAGAACCGAGCTTTAATTAAAGAGTTGATGTTATTTAATCCTGATATAAATGTAGATAGAATAATGTCTTTAGTTCAGCTTATGTTGTACAGGGAAGAAAAGATGATACTTTATCAAGGAGATCCAATGAAAGGAAGAAAGGAGGATAAAGAGTATCTCGGTAATGATCCCTTTTTTAATAAAAACTATAAATCAGTAAATTTAGCAAGATAGAAAGTTAATAATAAAGAATTCATTAAAATGCTTGCATACTTATAATATTTTTTATATCTTTGCACAATTAAAAATTAAAGAGTATGAATGAAATAATGCAGTTTCCTGCCCAACAACTCCCTTTCAATAGAAAAACTAAGAAGTGGAGAAAACAAGTGTTGGACTGGGCATCAAGTAAAGCTTTCTTCAATTACTCTCCAGTTAGAAAGAGTGTCATACATAAGAAAATTAATTATGACTTACTCAATGGAAAACTTCATATGCAGGATTTAATGCTAGTTATAAATCCTAATAATATTACAGCTAGTTTTATACCTGATAAGATTCAACATTATCCTATTATGAATTCTAAATTGAATGTATTAAGAGGAGAAGAATCTAAAAGAGTGTTTGACTATAGAGTAGTTGTAACTAATCCTAATGCTGTTTCTGAGATTGAGAAAAATAGAAAAAATGAATTAATGCAGAGATTGCAACAATTACTAGCAGATACTGCTCAATCAGAAGAAGAGTTTAATGAGGAGCTTAATAAACTTAATGATTATATTACATATGAATGGCAAGATGTAAGAGAAATTCGAGGTAATGCAATATTAAATCATTATGTAAAAGAGCTTAATATGCCCCTTATGTTTAATGAGGGATTTATGGATGCTATGGCAGTGGCAGAAGAGATTTACATGTGTGATATTGTTGGAGGAGAACCCACTATAGAAAGAATTGATCCTTGTAAATTAAGAGTGTTTAGATCTGGCTATTCTAATAAAGTAGAAGATGCTGATGTAATTATATATGAAGATTATTGGAGTCCTGGAAAAATTATAGACACATTCTATGAAGATTTAACTAAGGAAGATATGAAGTATATTGAAAATATACCTAATAATCCTTATGGAGAATCAGGAGACTATGAGCCAGACCCAAGATTGGAATTTATACCAAGTGGAGTTATAGGAGATGATGAAATAATGAATCCTAATCAATTATTCTCTTCTACTATAAATAACATGCTGCCTTATGATACTGCTGGTAATATAAGGGTCTTAAAAGTATTTTGGAAATCAAGAAGAAAGATTAAAAAAGTTAAATCTTATAACCAGCAGACAGGAGAAGAAGAGTTTAATTTTTATCCTGAAAACTATGTTATTAATGAAATGTTAGGGGAAGAAGAAGAGACTTTTTGGATCAATGAGGCTTGGGAAGGAACTAAAATAGGAGAAAATATTTATGTAAATATGAGACCTAGATTAGTACAATATAATAGATTAACTAATCCTTCAAGATGCCATTTTGGTATTGTAGGTTCTATATATAATCTAAATAATAGTAAACCATTCTCTCTTGTTGATATGATGAAATCTTATAATTACTTATATGATGCAGTTCATGATAGATTAAACAAGATGCTTGCTAAAAACTGGGGTAAAATTATTACTTTAGATTTAGCTAAAGTTCCAGCTAAATGGGATATTGAAAAATGGTTATATTTTGCTAAAACCAATAACATAGCAGTAATAGATAGCTTTAAGGAAGGTAATATAGGAGCTGCTACAGGCAAACTTGCAGGAGGCCTTAATAATGCTAGTTCAGGAGTTATTGATGCTGAGTTAGGAAATTCTATACAGCAAAGTATAAATCTTCTTGAATTTACTAAACAAGAAATGTCTGATGTTGCGGGTATTTCAAAACAAAGAGAAGGACAAATAAGTAATAGAGAGACTGTAGGAGGAGTTGAAAGAGCTACATTACAATCTTCACATATTACTGAATGGTTGTTTATTATTCATGATGATGTAAAGAAAAGAGCATTAGAATGTTTCCTTGAGACAGCTAAAATAGCATTAAAAGGAAAGAATAAAAAATTCCCTTATATCCTTCCTGATACTTCCAGGGTTCTTATGGAAATTGAAGGAGATGAGTTTGCAGAGTGTGACTATGGTTTAGTAGTTGACAATAGCAATGCAATACAAGAGCTTCAACAAAAATTAGAAACTATGGTTCAAGCAGCATTACAAAATCAAATGATTAATTTTTCTACAGCTATTAAACTTTATAATAGTTCTTCTTTTGCTGAGAAACAAAGAATGATAGAAAAAGCTGAAATGGAAATGATGCAAAGACAGCAAGAAGCGCAACAGCAACAGCAAGAAATGCAGCAGCAACAACTTCAAGCTGAGGCTCAAGCTAAAGAAGCTGAAATGCAATTAAAAGACCAAATGAACCAAAGAGATAATGAAACTAAAATAATGGTAGCAACTATCTCAGCTAATAGTAATAATACTCAAGAAGAGCCACAAGAAGATATATTTTCTGAAGAAGCTAAAGCTAAACTATCAGAGAATATAAGACAGTTTAATCAAAGACTACAGCTTGATAAAGAAAGATTAGCATTTGATAAAGATAAGGCTAGAACTGATGCTGAACTTAAAAGAAAACAAATTAATAAATCCACTAAAACAAGTAAATAATGTTTTTCACAGTAGAGGATTATAAAAAGATACAACAATGGTTACAACATAATTCAGTTAAGGATACAGAGTTTATTAGAACTACTAATCCTAAATTTGAAGATACTGTAACTATTGTACAGGAAGGAAAAAACAAAAAGGTTGCTATAAAAGATTTATTTGCTAAGGGTCTTATTGATTTCACGGAGTTTCCTGAAATAGAAGATACTAATCCTAATGATGAAGTTCTTATAATTCAAGATGGTAAAACTAATAAAGTAAAGATAAGTACCTTCATAGCAGATAATGTAGATTTTTTAAATGTAACAAAAGCATTTAATATACAAAACTGTACACTTATAGAAGCTGCAACTGTAATTCCTGAGATATTTAGAAAAACAGGACTTGAGATTACTTTTATTGCTCCTAGTGGTAACTGGATGACTTATCAATATACTAGTGATGACACTGATGAAGATAGTTGGTTAGATGAAAATAATTGGAGTAATGCTTTAGTAAATTCTGATAGCCTTGTAATAGATAATGATACTTTAGTAGTTAAAGCAGGGGCTGTAGAAGTAAGAGACCATTCTTTAAAAAGAATTAAACTTGCTGAAGAAGTAACTAATGAGTTAGACTATTTGCAGCAACAAATAAATGCAATTAATTTACAAGATACTGACGTTATTACTACATTAAGTAATAAGTATGTTTATAAAGGATACCCGTTAAATATAACTTACTCTGCCAGAGTTACATTAGGACCTACAGTTGCTGCTACTGATATTGAATGGTTACAAATAACTGCTGGAAATTCTTCAAAAAGAGTTGAAAGAACTAATTATGTTTCAATTTCTATTTCTGTTAGTGATGATACTGCTTTTGCAGTTGAGGGTTGGTTAGGAAGTCCTTATAACATAGGTTTAAGTGGAGGAAAAGATTGGGTTAATGTTGTTTCTCCTATTTATATAGGAGCTTTTAATGACGGATTAACAAATGATGAGTATGTTAAAAACATATCTTCCTCTACTTATTTATATAGTAGTGCTAAGCCAGTAACTACCCTTGTAGGAGATTCTTATACATTAAAGTTTACAACCTCTCAAAGAGCAGTTATTCTTACTTCTACATATAATTTAGGAGCTAAATCAAATGGTTTTGATTTTCCTTTTGATAGATATAAACTAGATGATGGTGTGTATTTATATATATCTCAAAATACATACAGTAATCAATCTCAGACACTAATATTTGAAACTAAACAATATTAATATGGCAAATGTAAATAAAGGATCGACTGGAAATGTTAAGATACCAGGTGCATTACATTCAAGTGCTGATGATAATATAGTTGCTTACTCAGGAGATATTTATGATGATGTTAAAGGAGAAAATCAAAGAGAGATTAATATTGACATCGAAAATAGAGTTACTGAAAATAAGCAACTAATTGATGCTAAAGTAGTTGAAGCTGGGGGAGTGCCTTGGGATATTACTCCTACAAAAGATAGTACTAACGGTATTACCTCAGGAGGAGTTTATAAACATACGGTAGATACAGATTTAATAGATACTATAAATGAAAGTACTGAAGTTACTGACGGTACTATTCATAAATTAAAAAAAGAAGACTCTACTATTTATCCTGTAACAACTAGTGATGCTGTTATAGATAAAGCAAATAATAAAACTCTTTCAGAAGGACTTTCTACTATACGTAATGATGTAGATAATATTGAAGAAAGACTTGATGTTGCTGAACCTAAAATAACGGATAATCGTACTGATATTGATAGAATTGATAAGGAAGTAGATGATGTACAAACTAGGTTACAAGACTTTGAAGGTTATCAAATCATTGAAAATGATGAGTTTGTTTCAGCAATAGTAGATGCAGATGAGCTTGTGCTCTTTGGATTAAAAAGAGAAAAAGGAGAGTTATATGCACCTCATGGTATTCCAGAAGAAACTAGAGCTTGGTTAGAAGATTTAGAAAAAAGGAATGATGAAGAACATAAAGGATTACATGAGTTAATCAAAACTATTCAAAATACTGACAATGAAATTAAAGAGGTTTTAGAAGAAACTACTGAGAAAGTAGATACCTTGCGTAAGGATTTTGATAATGTAGGTCATTTGCATTTCTTTGAAAGCAGTGATTATTTATTAGCAGCAGAGGACGCTGATAGTAATCTTCTTTTTGCTATTAAAAGAGAAGAAGGCGATACTTACATACCAAAAGGTATTCCAAATGATGTACAAAAGTTATTTGATAGTGTAGGCCATTTAGAGTATTTTGAAGATAAAAACTATATCTTTGCAGCAGAAGATATTAATGGCAATTTACTGTTTGGCTTTTTACGTAAAAATGGTAAGCTGGATATAAAGAGAGAAATGCTTCCAGATGAGCTTCAAAAATGGATTAATGAAGTAGAAGCTAAAATCAATAAGATAGTAATTAAAACAGAGAATGTAGAGAATGAAGAGTTCATTAAGTTTACTACTGATAAGAATGGAGTAATAGTAAGTGGCATTAGAACTAGTGGAGAAGTGTATATACCAAAGGGTTTACCTGAAGAACAAAAGCCAATTAATACTAAAGTAGAAAAGAGACTTAGTAAGGTAGAAATTACTTCAACGTCTAATAAAGAAAAAGTTGATACTCTTAGAAAAGATTTTGATAATGTAGGACATCTTACTTTCTTCGAGAATGATGAATATATACTTGCAGCCGAAGACACCAATGGTAATCTTATTGTGGCTTTTAAAAGAAAAGATGGTACTCAATATGCACATGGAATTACCGAAGATGTTCAAAAGCTATTTGATAGCGTAGGACATCTACATTACTTTGAAAATGACAAGTATATTTTAGCCGTTGAAGATATAGAAGGCAATGTATTATTTGGTTTCTTGAGAGCTAATGGTAAACTTGATATACAGAGAAATTCACTTCCTCAATGGCTACTTGACGAGCTTGACGGTCTACAAGAGAAGTTCAACAGTATTGCAGATTTGAATGCTATTAATGTAGAGAATAATGAGTTCATTGAGTTCACTACAGATAAAGATGGTCTTATCGTAAGAGGTACTAAAACTAATGGCGAATCTTACATTCCGAAAGGACTTCCCGAAGAACAGAAACCTATTAATACTAAAGTAGATAAAAGACTTACTGCTCTCGAAAATACTCTTGAAAATTTTGAAGGAGGCACCGGAGACTGGAGCGAAGCAACATCCTTGAAGCTACCCATGCCAACGGTATTGGCGAGAGTGGACATTGAGGGCGGTATGCCTACGAGCAAATATGTTCAAGTGAAGGCTACACTCACTTTCCGCGATGTGCATGGAAATAGCTTCACTAAGCCGATCATGATTTCGTTGCAGGGAAACATATCAAGCAGATTCGATAAGAAGAATTTCAGTTTCGATTTGTACAACAGCATCAATGACGATGAATCATTTGACCTGCAATTCGATGGTTGGGTGCCGCAGGATGGTTACCATTTAAAGGCTTATATCTCCGACTTTTGGAAAATAAGAAGTTTGTGTGTTTATCGCCATGCGGAGCAGATTTCACAATACAGACCATACTTCAATCGTAGACCTTGGAGCAGCCTAATTGGTGCCGCTAATCAGACAGTAGAAGAGGCCTTGAAGGGTGGTGTGGGTGATGTTGCAGGAGAGGTAAATGACTTTGCGCTTGGCCATCCCGATGGATTCCCCGTGATGTTGTATTACAACGGCATTCCATGGGGATTATATACTTGGAACTTGAAGAAAAACAAGGATAACTACCATATAACGAAGAATGATGCGGAAGGGAAACAGTTGTTCTTCGGTGATTGGATGATAGGTGTTTTTCAACGTTACAATACAGAGTATTGGCGTATTTCCAACTACAACTTGCAGACGGTAGGGGATATTGAGCCGTGGGATGAGAACAAAGACTACGAGGTGGGTGATGTGTGCTATTACGAGGAAACAATAGACTTCGAAGTGGGCGGCAAGACCAGCAAGGTGACGATAAGAAGAGCGTTCTTGTGCAGGACAGCATACAAGCATGATGTGGTGGATACAAGCTATAATACGTATCGCCCAAGCTATGTGATGTGGAAAGAGTTAGAGGTGCGCAATCCGAAGACAACCATATGCAAGGAAACAGACGGAACATTCCAATATTATGACTACGATTCGCCAAGCGACTATTCGGTGACTGGATACTACGAGCGCACCCACGAGATAATCTCGGAGAACGACCTGACGCAGAAGCAGGCTACGGCACTCGGGTTCAGCAAGAAGGAGTACACGCGAAGCATCGCTGCAAGAAAAACCATTGATGCTTACTCTTATGTGTGCCCGATTCTTGATACTACACTTACGGCGCAGAACTTAGAGGACTGGGGATTCTCGACAGAGGCGGAAGCCAAGAAGGCTATTTTTGCGGAGCATCACGATGTGGACTTCAACTTGGATTTCTTCCTCGTATATAACGACTGTAATTATTACGACAGCATAACGCACAACACATTGTACACGATGTATGATGGCAAGAAGTTGTTTGCACACTTGTACGACACGGACATATCCATGGGTATGAGTACTACATATGTGAACAGTTTCCCGGCCGTGAGCAGTTCGGTGCTGACAGAAGGACGCGCGTTTTCTATGTATCTTTGGACCTATTACTCTACGGAGATTAAGAGCAGATGGAAGGAGCTACGCGATGCCGGTATTATCAGTGCAGAAGCCATGGAGAAGCTCGTATGGCAAATGGTGGAGAGTGTAGGTATTGAAGCTTACGAAGAAGAAGCCCGCCTATGGTCGCAGCCGTCGTACCGTAGTGCGGTGTACTGGTACATGGCAGCAGGGTCGCTGCAAACACTCACAGATGAGGATGGATTATATTATCATGGCTATGATGAGTCGCTGAACACAGAGAAGGATGGTGCAGAGACTTGGGTAAGTGGTACAAGTTATATAGTTGGTGACATTGCGAATTACAAAGGGCACTCCTACACTTGTACCGCAGCACACACAAGTACTGATGCACTAACCCCCGACAAGTGTTACACTTGTGGCTCACCGGATAGTGGTGGTGTATATGATTCACCACGTAGAATCATTGAATGGTTCAAGAAGCGTGTGGAATATTTGGATTCGAAGTTTGGATATGAGAAGTAACTAATTATAATATAATATTATATGGCAAAATTAGGATTGAAAATTGTTCTCCCGTCCGCGGTGGATGATGCGAGCGGACTGAAGAAATTAGAGCACTACACGGGTATAGAGTTTACCCGTGGTGCCAGTGATGGTGGCGGCGTGAACGGCTACCACAAGTTGATAGGTGACGAGACACTGATTAAGGAGCAGCGTTTCCTTAATATGATGAAGGTGTGTGCCGTGAAAGATGCGAAGATAACTCACACATTGAATCAGACGAATTGGAATAAGTACGATACGGGCGCAGATTCAGTGTTAGATGGTACGGACGATGCAGATATTATGGCATGTTTCCCTAACGGTATCTATGCTATCTTGGGCGGTACGAACGAGACCTACGAGAGATTCATTATCTCCGACAGTGCGTTTTCTTACGATGGCGATACAGCTATCTACATACCGCCTTTTGCCCTGCCAACGGACAGAGCAACGGTGAAGGACGGTGTGCTCCGCCTGATACGCAACAACACGGTGCCGGGCAGTATAGGTGCCGGATATGGTACAAATTTCAGTGTCACTGACTATGGTACAATAAATATCGGCGGTTATCCGAAAGCTATTCTCACTCGCTACCAGTTTGAAGAGTATGCACGCGCCAAGAACGGTGACGGAGGCAACGGCCCTTATTTGCCGTACTACAACTTGTGCATAGAGTTGATGCAGGCACTCTTGTTTATAGAGTTCCGCACCAAGAACCTGAACGGTGTGCTTGGGCATGGCATAAGCTCGAACGTGGCTCCTACTGCCGACACCTGGGGACAGGTGAGCGGATGGAGAGCAACAACGGATAATGGTAATACTTATGTTTACGGCTCGTTCGGCGACGGATTGTATGTGAACGGAACAAGTCTTTCGATGTGGAAGATTACTAACGGATGTTATTCGCTGCTGAAAATCTTTGAAGGACAGCTGGCCGTAAGTAACGGAGACACGCTGGAGAAGGTGAAGAACGCAGATGGCGAGTATGTGCAGAATGTAGATGATGGTGTGATGACCGGTATATGGACAAAGCGTTTTTCCTTTACCCTGAACGATGCCGCGACAACCGCCGCAGGCACGAAGAGCACATGGTCGGTAGATGTGATACTGCGCCAGCCGATTGTACGCGGTGCGATTGTTCGCTATGGTAATGCATGGGATTGGATGAGCGGCTATGAGATAGTGAAGACCGTAGACGAGGATGGCGCGACCATAAATACTCTTTACAGATGTGACGACTACAGCAAACTGAGCAAGAGCACTGACGAACAGATAGCGGATACCGAGTCCTTCGACTTTGAAACGAGCTATGTGAAGGTGGGTTCCTTCCCTGCAATAAAGGGAGATAGTTCGTTCTGGGCAAAGGATGTGTGGGAGAAAGACGGAATTTCGACCGCTATTAGTAAAAATTCCGGAGGAAATATGGGAACATACGAAAATGCTTATGTATATTTGCAGGGCAATGGCGTAAAGGGCTACAAACAGCGGCGTGGTGTCCTCTTGGGCGGCTCTGCGTCCTACAGCATTGGTGTGCTTCGTTGCGCGAGCTTACGCAGTGCGCCCTCGGTTGCGGACATGGCCTTTGGTTCCGCTTTCTGTGTGTTCCTTGACGCAGCCGAATAAAAGTAGCATTCTGCATATGGTGACTATAGAGATTTTTAAACTACATAGTAGGACAACAAATTAGTTAAAGAAGATGATTGACAGAAAATTATATTTTGATGAGACCCCAACGGAAGCTCCGTGGGGAGAGTTGAAGAACGTTCCGTTGAATGTGACGGAAGAAACAATAGTAACCGAAGATGGCAAAGAAGAGACCCACTATCGTGCGGATGTGATACACAAGGTGGAGACCCCCGTAACGGTGGAGAGCATAGTAAAGGCGGCCATTGAGGAGAACTTCACAAGCGATGAGAAGAGTAAGGTATTGTTGAAGTTGGGAAATCAGAATGATCCACTTGTGAAACGATACACGGAGTTTGTGAGTGAGATTACTCAAGCAGCGCAGGCGGCTGGGTATAAATCTACCCTTTAATATAGAATTTTAATAGATTTTTCTATATAAATTATAAATAAATCACTTATGTATTTGCATAGGTGATTTATTTTTTATATATTTGCAGCTCAATAAGGGAATTATGATTAAAAAATATCTAAAAGCAGCTGCATTAATACTTCTATCAGTGTCTATTATAGAAGTGTTAGTATTATACAATAATAATAAGAATCTTGAAGAAGAATTATCTACAGCTATGACTAATCAAAAAGCCTATGTGTCAGAAAATTCTTCTTTAAAAGAAGAGGCTAAAGTATTTAAACTTACTATAGAACAATTGAATTATTACAATGATTCTATTATTCAAAAGATGAATCAAGTAAGAGAGAGTCTTAATATAAAAGATAAAAATTTAAAGTCTCTTCAATATATAAAAACTACTTCTATAAAAACAGATACTTTAATATTTAGAGACACTATATTTAATAATGTGTCTCTCAAACTAGATACAATAATTAAAGACAATTGGTATAGCCTAAGTATAGGATTAGAATATCCTAATATTATAAAAGTATCCCCTTCTTTTATTAGTGAAAAATACCTAGTAACTAATAGTAAAAAAGAAACTGTAAATCCTCCTAAAAAATATTGGTGGCAAAGGTTATTTCAAAAGAAGCATACTATTATAGAAGTTAATATAGTAGAGAGAAGCCCCTATATAGAAACAAATGAAAGTAAATTTATAGAAATAATAGACTAACATGATTGATGTAAGTATTTTAATAACTGGTGGAGTGGGGATTGTTAGTACTATAGGCTCAGGTTGGGCATCTTGGTTCTTCACTAGAAAAAAATATAATAGTGAAGTAAATCATAATGTAATAGAGAATATGGAGACTTCCCTCGAATTTTATAAGAAACTATCAGATGATAATAGAGCCAGATTAGAAGAAATGGCTGAAAGAAATAAAACTCTTGAAAGTGAAGTACAAGAATTAAGAAAGCAAGTGCTTAATCTCACAATGAATATTTGCTTAGATCTTACTTGCGAGAGAAGAATGAGGGAACGTCAAATTATAACTAAAAAGAAAAATGGGAAAAATAAAGATAGGTTCGATGAAACAGAAAGTACTAGTGGAGGGGGATCCCAATCTACTAGTACAGAATGAAATATTGGTTGAAACTTCTGAAGGATATACTGTTCTTAGAGAAAGATTAGCTAATAATTCAATTAAAACTTTTATTGTAGTTCCTCTTGAGGAATTTATATCAAAGAAAGAAGATGAGAAAGATCACTGAAATCATAGTACATTGCAGTGCCACTCCTGAAGGTAAAGACTATACAGTAGATGATATTGATAAATGGCACAGAGCTAGAGGCTTTAAATGTATAGGTTATCATTATGTAATATACAGAGATGGCACTTATCATAGAGGAAGGCAAGATTCTGAGATAGGTGCTCATTGTAGTGGTCACAATAGTTATTCTATTGGAGTATGTTATATTGGAGGAGTTGCTAAAGACGGTAAAACAGCTAAGGATACTAGAACTGAAGAACAAAAGAAAACTTTAATTACACTTCTTAGAACTTTAAAAGC